GTTTATTATCAGCAGCACTTTCAGTAGTTGGGTCTAATAATATAACTGAATCAAAACCAATTCGTTCATCATTAATAACTGTTGATGTAGCACCACCTGTTGCTAAAGTAATCTCACCAGTATTGTTTGTCTTTCCCTCTATAGCATTGTTCACCACTTCTGCAACTAGACGAGGTTCGCCACCTTGAAATGGTAGCTTACGATACATATTCTGTCTTGCCATTATCTAGTTCCTGCTGGGGTTATATCTGCATCTAACCCTACAGCCGTTGTCCAGTTGCCAGTAGGGCTGACTGAAAAACGATGATACCTACCATGACTGCGTAAAGATGCACGACCTTCTGATGATGTGGTTACACTAGCACTAAATGATATGTTATCGTCTAACTCTTTGCGACTAGCAACTTTGACTGTTGCACTACCATTATCAATGGTTGGTCTAGCAAGGGTTACTAAACTGTTATAACCTACCTCTACATCGGTTGTAATAATTTCTGAATTGTATGTAGAACCTGTAAAAGTAATTATCTTATTGTCTTTAGCACCTGCAAATAAAAACTTACCACCAATCCAAAGTCGTGAATCTAGTGATGCTACAAGTGTTTCTAGCGTTGCTTTACCTGCTGCAGCCGCAACTATATCTGTTGCTGTACCTGTGCCAGAACCTGCTCCTGTTGCAGTAAATTTTAAACCTACAGTATTAGATGCTGCACCTATAAGTGTAAAGTCGGTAGAACCAATACCATAAATTTCATATTCTTTACCTACAACAAAACTACCTGCTGTTACAAGATATGCAGTTTCAAATGATTCTAATGTTGTACCAGTAGATGCGATAGAACCAACCACAGTAGATTCTGTTTCTATTCTTGACCATTTATCTATTTGCCAGTTATACACAATCATGTGTCGTTTACCATCAACAGCTTTGTAGTTCCATATCACTAACTTTTTAACAGGGTCAACTGCTGTAGTCATACTACCTAAATCTGTTAATGAACAATCATCAAAGAACCAACGGTCAACTTTTTCTGTACCAATGCCTACAACATTAGTACCATCACACTTATAAAATCCATCATCAGATAAAAAGAATGATGTTGCACCATAAGTTGCAATAGAGTTACCTTCTAAACAACCTAATCCTCGTGAGATAGTGTCAAACTGAAAGAACAATGGTGAACCAATGTATGACATACGCACCACAGCTTTTTCAAGAAATACTAATCCAAATTCACCACCTGCAAGACCAGTTATGTTACCACCGTCAGGAATAATCTGATAATCTGATTGTGATGTAGAACCACTTGTCCAATTAGTTTCATCATTAATGTCAGACCATTGTACTTTGTTAGCGTTTGTACCTGTATCTATATTGCCACATACTACAAAATCACGAACTACAGTAACAAATTTAGCAATAGGTGCAGAAGCATCTACATCTGCAAATAAACTAGATGAACCTATTTCCCAAGCCTGTAGTCTAGCAGAATTATTACATGCTAATACTTTTTTACCAAACTGTCTAAACTGCCAGTTATCTGTACTAGAATAACCCCCTGATTTAGATACATCATCCATAGACAAGTCAGTATTGTCCATCTTAAATAATTTGGTAGCACCACCAGCAAATACTTGAACATCTGCACCAAACTTACCTACAAAGATATTATTTAAGTTTTCACTAGCAGCATCAGAATAATCTATAGCGTTAGGAAAAGGTGCATAACCTAGTGATAAAGGATATACATTTTTAGCATCGTTTAAACTACCTGCCATAGATGGTTGGTCTGGTAGCCATTCAGTAAATTGTAATCTTTGTGTTGCCATTAATTAACCTCACTACCTGTAATTGTTCCTGCTGTTTTCTTGGTAACATAGGATACACCATCAATAGCACTACCTGCCGCACCACCTACATTGTGTGTTTGGTAAGGTGTACCATTAGAACCTGCACTACCTAAATTACCACCTGCACCACCATAAGAACCTGTTTGTTGTTCTTTTGAACCACCTGATGACTGCCATGCAGAACCAGCACCGCCTGTTGTTAGTGTGCCAGAACTTCCTGTATTAGATAAATTTCCAGCAGTAGAACCACCTGCACCAACAGCATTACCTGCACCACCACCCCCTGCACCTGTGTAATCATCGTATGCCTGTCCACTACCATTAGTGACACCACCGCCACCACCACCACCGCCACCGCCACCAATTGTGCCGTTGTTGGTTAAGTAAGTAGTGATTCTAGTATAGAGTGCCGTACCACCTGCTGAACCTGCTTTTACATTAGATGAACCTGATGAACCTGCAATCGCATTACCACCAACACCACCTTTACCTACTACATAAGTACCACTACCAATGGTTAAATACAATACACTACCAGCAGGTAAACTTGATGTGGTAATAGCAGGTGTAGATGTGCTTGAGCTACCAATAGTTAATCCACCATCAATATTAACAACTGCTGTCACAGGATAGGTTGGACTTCCCATAAGACTATGTATGCTTATGTTTTGTGTAGATGCAGATACTGTGACTCGTTTATAAGTTAGTTTCCAACCACCATCATAAACATAAATTTCAGTTGGTTCTTTCCATGTACCACCATCATTGACATAAACTTGTGGATTTTTCCATGTTCCACTATCGTTGACATGAACAGTCATGATTAAACCTTATACCAAACATCACCTGATGAACCGCCAGTAGGCGATGAGGTAGATATAGTTTGTGTTCCTGTTGCTTTGTTACCTATTGTATATCCACCTACAGTTACTCCTGCTAATGTACCACCTGTAATATTAACTGCATTAGCGTTCTGTGTTGACATTGTACCAAGACCTAAATCTGCCCATACAGGTGATGAACCTGCACCTTGAGATTTTAGATAGTATCCTGATGTACCTGCACTACCACCAATTTGAAAGTTACCAGTTACATTAAGCGTACCTGATGATGTGATTGTGCCTGATGATGATAACCCGTCACCTGACACACCTGATTGCCAATCTTTTAGATGTGCCATTACCTCACGAATAGCATTGTTAATACCAGACGGTGGACAACCTTCAGCCAAGTTTACACCATCTACATCGGTGTTATTAGCTGCGTTTACATCATATTCACTAATTTTAGTCTTTGCCATGTTTTACCCTTTTCTATACCAAATATCTGACCCTACTGCTGAATCAGTCCATACATCACTTGAAGTGCTAGATGTTGACCAAGACTCTGCTCCAACTGTTGAATCTACCCATTCTTCACCTAACCTATATCCTTCTGCAGCAACTGTTCCATTTGCAAATATACTACCACTTGCAGAGTAAGTTACATTACTGCCTGATACAACAGTAGCAACTCCTGTAACGATTGCAGAACCAAATGCTTCAAACCCACCTAACGCTATAACACTTGCAGTTCCATTAACATCTGCATCACCTAATCTAATACGCAAACCATCTGCTGTTAATGTTGCTGTGCCAGATATACTTGCATTTGCATCTATAATAGAACCTGATAGGTTGACTGTAATAGTTGCAGTACCGTTGACACTTGCATCACCTAATCGTATGCGTAACGCAGAACCTGTAAGTGTTGCTGTGCCTGTAATAGCCCCTGTTGCGTGATTAACTTTACTTGCTAATGCAGATAAAGTTGCGTTACCATTGATTGCAGCATTGCCAAATACAAAAGCAAGAGAACTTGCTGTAACTGTTGCAAATCCTGTAATAGATGCAGTAGATGTTTGTATTCTTATGCCATTAGCAGTTAATGTTGCTAAACTATTTACAGATGCTACACCTAATAAGGTTTGCCCTGCCGTTATAGATGAAAACGGATTTTGAGCAAATGTATTAAACCCAAACATTATTCATCCGCAGGTTCTGGTGTGTTACCTTCTGCTACCCATGCAAGGTATTCTTGGTAGTCTGTGTTTGCTTCGTCCATCGGAATAATACTTTCAACCCCATCTTTGATTAATTTAATACCACTATTTTCTTGTAATAATTTATAACTCATAATTCTGCACTCCAACTAGCTTGACCCCTATAATGACATGGGTATCCTACTCCACCACCAGTCCCACCAGCTTGAAACCAAGCTGCATTTGCACTAATATTAGATGTTGTTATAGTAAAAGACATAGCACCATCTACATTTGGAACATACATTGTGTCTGATGTTCCCCCTCTAGTTAGTGTTGGAGCTGCCCTCATAACAACGGGGTGATTTGTTGCAAAAGATAAAGCAGCAGTACCATACATTGAACCATTTAATCCACCACAACCTGTCGTATTAGTTTCATTAGTTTTGTAAAAATACCTCTGACACAATGCTAACTCTGTACCATAACTTCTGTTTTCAAAGGGGGTAGCGTTTTCACCTAATTCCCATTGAACACCTGTCAATAATACTTCATTAGAAGTACTATCACCTAAACCTAAATTAGTTCCTACAAATCTATTTGCATCTACACGAGATGCCCAACTTGTTGGTAATGTTCCTGAAGTAAAATTAGTTCCTGAATCAAATGCCCATGAAATCATTATTGACCTAGCATTATCACTTGCTATAGTTCCTGAAGTATCTCCAACAAAAGTACAAATATGTTTTTCCCATGTATTTGCTGCTGAAATAGTTTTTAAAACAGCAATATGTCTATCATTTGTTCTATCCCATAACTCAACAACATAATTTCCTGTTTTATTAGATTTAATCCAAAACGAAAGAGTAGTAGTTTCTGCTGAAGATGTACCTTTTTTTAAATGTTGTATATTTTGTCCTTCATGTTGCATTGACAAATAAAAATTATCACCAGCAGCTGGACTAGCATCAGCAGTTGTGCAATCTATTTTTAATGACTTTCCAAAACCTTGTCCTGTTGGCACATCTGTTGATTGAGTAAATGACCATGTCCCTAGATTTATCATATTAATAAAATATCTATCTACATTAATATATTGGTAAGCTGTAACCCCTGTCTGGTTGCCTCTTTGTGCTATCCTCATATCACCATTGATAATAATGTTCTTTGTACCTAATGGAATATTAGAATCTAAATCTGCATAAACAATACTTCCGTCTTGAACTTTATCTATGCCAGTTGTTCCGTCAATAGTAACTGCCATTATTCACCCCAATTCTGTGATTGCATTACTGTAATTAATTCTTCTACTGTGGTTACTGCTGCAATAGCAGCTTCTAATCTATCACATTCTGTTCTAACTGCATCTCGTTTAGTTTCTACATCAACAGGAATGTCTACAGCTTTTTCTGATTTACGAGTTACATACCAGTCAGTTTGTGCGAGGATTGTACCAGCAGTATGTTTAACTTGTGCTGTCATAGTTGATTTAAGACCAAGTGCTTTCATTTGAACATTAGAATCTACCATAACAGGATTAAGTGGGTCAGAATTATCTAATACTTGTTCCCATAATGGTTGACCATTCTCGTCAACTTCTAATCTGTCATCTAACATTTTAGGATTGTTGATGTCACCATCCCAGTAGTATCTATCATCTGCTTGTACTGGGTCATCTTCCCATGTAATGCCTAATGCAGTTCTATCTGCTTCTGTAGATAATTGTAACCAATTACTTGGGTACTGTATGTCGCCTAATTTAAAACTTCTACTTAATGGTAGAGTTTCGCCATTTATTTTATAAGCCATGTTTACCTCGCTAAAGAATTTTCTAAGTATTGTATTGCTTGTTTTAATGATTTTG